GAAAGTCTTGTCAAAGCGCTTTCGGACAGGGGTTCGACTCCCCTCAGCTCCACCATTGAGCGCATATCCGAACCCTACATTGTATGGGGAAAGATATTCGTTCAAACAAAAAGACACCCTTTACCATAGCGGTAGAGGGTGTCTTCCTTTATTCTCCGGTGAAACCGTTCGCTTTGGCACATTTCAGCGCACCCAAAATCATTTTGTCCTGCGCCAATGTCCGTTGCTTGATCTCGTAGATAGGTGTCCCACAGTGTCCATCCCATTCCACAATCTGTTTTCTGTCATGGACTACCACACCCTCATAGAGATTTATCAGCTTGTCCAGCGTCAAATCCTTTAATGTCTGCATGATTACCCTGCACTTTCATCAGAAGATTTGTCCTTGATTTTGATACCAAAGAGCAAGGCAAGCTCCACCGTCCACGCAGAGAACCAGGCCACCGTCAGTTCCGATGAAATCATGTGATCGTGGAAATTGGCAACCAGAACAGCGATTGTGTACCAGAACAGATTAAACATGGAGAAGACTGTGAAAAGAGTACGCTTCTTCACCTTCTTTTTCGGCTTCGTGGTAACTCGCTTGCCGCTCATTGATACCACCCTCACTTTTTCAAATAGGCCGCAGAACAGAACCCGGTATAGGTCACTCGCTTGTAGGTGAACTTGACATAGAGCCACTTTACGCCATTGACCACCGTATAGTAACCATAATTCTTGACCACAGTTCCTTTCGGAATGGTAGTCAAAACCTTATGCTCTGTACCAGCAGCGTTACGAACATTCAGGGAGCTTGCTGTCACTTTGTAGGAGCCAGCCACAGCCTTGTTAAAGGATTTGGCAGTACCGGTGGCCTTGACCTCGGTAACGGGTGCAGGAACAACCGTATCAGGCTCAGGTGGCTTTACGGAAGGAGCCTTATCGTATTCCACATAAGGAATGTGACCATGCTTCTTCCAGGTGCGGGTATTGTACCCGGCTTTGGAGCCGATGTTGCCCACCGCCGTGATCTGCACACAGTTCTTCCACTTAGGCGTACACTCGACAGCCAGACCATCACCGATGTAGATACCGATGTGGCCGGTAGTCCATACCACCTCACCGGGTTCCATGTCGGCCCAGCCGGTGGCAGAAGCGTCAGGGCACTTGGTAATCATCTGGTCGGCCCCAATGTCTGGTACACCGTTGGAAGCGTACTTCGCCCCTCCGTAGGTCTTACTCTTGTCGCCGCACCAGCCCCACAGAATACCCTTGATAAGACACACGCAGTCAAACCCAAAGGTGTCCTCGGAAGCGGCGTTAATCATCTTCAAACGGGCCGCAGCTTTGTTGTAGGAATGATTGGTGGTGTACCGTTTCTTGTTGGCCGTAGTCAGGGGTGCGCCAAAACACCCCATGACATACAGCGTCTTATCGTTCTTCGCAATGTCTATGGCCTTACCGACCAGCTCACTTGCTTTCATCATGGCTTACTTGCCTCCCTTGTTATCATCCAAAAGCTCCTGCGTCTTCTGGCTCTGAGTGCCGAAGTAAAATGCAATGATGACGGCATAAATGGTCATGAAGTCCTGACTGATCTGGTTGGTGCAAGCCATAAAAGCGAACACGCCGGTCAGTACAAGGGTCACAAGGGACTTGACGGACAGCAGATTGGACAGACGCTTGATAATAGTTTCCATAATGCTTCTCCTTTCTATTTTGGTGAGTTTAGTGACCCATTTTCGATTTTTACCATAAACTCTCTTATAGGGACGCTCTCTAAGGGGACTTTATAGCAAAAACTTAAAATCATTCACTAAACTCACTATTGACCACTGAAAATAATTGGTAGTTACACTAAAAATGTTCAGTCAAACAGGCTTGTGAAACTCTTCCAGATCGGAAATGCGGTGGTTAATGACCTTGATTTGCTCTTCAACCACGGGCATACGCTTGGCAAAATTGTTGTGTTCCCGGACTTCATGGGTGAGGTCTTCCAACTTCGTTTCCGTAACCGCTTGCTGTCTGTCCAGTTTGGCGTTCATGGTCTGAGCGGTCTTATTGCTGGAATAGATGGTGCCAAGCAGAGCCAGCCCACCCGTGATAATAGCTACAACGATTGCCTCTGTCATTCCACTACCTCCCAAGCCTGAGCGTAATCGGTGGGAGAGAAGTTGGTGTCCTGTTTGCACCGGTACACTTTTCCGTCTGTGAAGATCATGTACTCACCAGTGTGGTACATATCATGTGCGCCCTGAACGGGAACAAAGGGCCGAGCGGTTTCCTTTGTCTTACCATGCAGGGGCCGGTTGAAGGTGTACCAGGAAGAGTCGCCGGGAATGAGGCCGGGATAGGTGGCATTGTCGTAAGCCTGATAACACTCCCAAGTCTGTTCCCACTCGTTTCCAAGGCTGTCCCCAGTATGGGTATTGTAGATTTCACCCTTGGTATGCTTTCCAGCCTCCCAATCGGGGTACAACCCTGCGGCTCTGATTTTCTGGTCATCCTCCGTCACGGCTTCCCCAGCCAGACTTAGCTTCGACACATAGATTGCACTCGTCAAAGCGTCCAACATCTTCTTATTCACAGCGCAAGCCCCCTCTCAATCGCCGCCGCAATAGCGTCTACTTCCTCCTGCTCCGCTTTTCTCTGAATAATGGCTTCCTGCTCTTTCTGGTAGGCAATCTCACTGATTTCGGTCACTACAATACTTTCCGTACCGTCCAGTTCTCCTCTGCCCTCCACATGGTACACAGTACCCTCAATCACGACACCCTGAGCCTCCTGTTCACTACACAGGCCATAGCTGCCGTTATCCTGCTTTTTGACCCAAACAGGGTTCGTAACTGTTGCCAGTACAATTTCTCCTTTGAACATTCGATACATTTCTTTCCCAACCTTTCTTGTTCGGATAGAACCCAAACATAGATTTGAAATACTGATTGGTTCGCTCTTTTACCTTATAACTGTTGCCTCGCATCATGTGGCCGTTATAGCTGTCCACTGAATTGCGAATATCAGCCAGGGTCATTTCACCCATCTGCCATTTTCGGTAAAAAGAACGGAGTTTGCGCCGGATGATTTTGGTAGAAGCCGGGTTCATCTTCAAGATCACCTTCCCTTTCGGTGTGACGATGAACTTAGTTTTCAACCATCGGTAGAAGTCCACCAGAGGGACAATCCTGGTCTTCTTCCAGTTAAGCCGGAGTCCAAGGTGCCGAGTGACCTCTTCCAATCCCAACATACATTCGCCCTTTAGATAATCCAGGTTTTCGTGAATGGCGTAGCCGTCATCCATATACCGGGCATATCCCTCAATCCCCAGGACTTCTTTGAAATAATGGTCAAGCGGACTCGGCAACAACAGAGCATTTGTCTGACTGATTTGACTGCCCAGGCCAAGCCCTACCGGGCCAAAATCCGCAATGAAGCTGTTGTGTAAAGCCCGAATACGGTCATCGTGGAGCCGCCTTTCCGCTTCCGCCAGCAAGGGTTCATGGGGAGCGTCATCGAAGAAGCTCTTGAAGTCATAGATCAAGATGCCACCAGCCAGACCATGCTTGCGAAAATGCCGTTCCAAGTGATAGACCATCCGCCGTAAGGCAAAGTCCATTCCTTGGTGCTTCAAACTGGCGGAGTTGTCGTAGATGAAAGAGGCGGAGTAGATTGGCACAATGCAGTAATCACATAGGCATTTCTGGACTGTCCGCTCCGAGATATGAACAGAGCGAATATGCCGTTTCTTGCCACGCTCCATGATGTAGAACTCATGGAAGCCTCGGTGAATAAAGGTGCCATTTCTCAGGGATAATAGGGTTTCAGAGATATTTGGGATAAGATTGCTGATATACCTTTGTGTAGAACTTTTCCAGTACACTCCTTTACAGCACTTTTTCGCAGAGAGATATAGATGCCGGAACGAAAAGACTTCATCAAAATCTCCACAGGCCATACTTCGCTTTAGACGGGCCTCGTCCCTCTTTGTTTTCCTGCGTTGATAACGGATTTCCCTTCGTTCCTCACTTGTCATAAAAAGGGGTTCCCTCCGTACAGTATTATTGTGGGGTACGGGTTCTAACTGCATAGTAGTACCAGCCATGAAATGAGCTACCGTACAATCGCTCACCATGCAAGCAGCGTCCGGCTGACTACATCGGAAGTTCCCGTTGCCGGAAAGGGTATATTTCAAACGATATACCCGGAAGTTTTAGCCTTTCGGCAGGGTACAAGCCCTCCTTCTGCAAAGGGTACTGATTTCACCCAACGGGGTTACTACGACTGACCCATACGAAGTTGCAGAAGCCGAAGGACACGCCATAAGAGTTGTTGGCGTTGTTAATGTGGGCGCTTCCCGAACTGTTCACATTGCAGAAATTGTTGGTGTTGCCGCTATTAGGCGAACGCTCCCACCAGTTGTTCGCAGAACAATAAACGGATGACAGGACTTGACCCATATCTGAAAACTTACACCGGGAGGTCTTTATACCTCTCGCTGTCAGCTTTCTTCACTTTTGCGATCAGCTTCGCTTCCTCTTTGATGTACTCTCCGAACTCCTGCATGGCGTGGTCAATCCACGGGCATTTTTCCGGGTTTTGAAGAATAGCGTCATAGAGCAAGGTCAGCTTTGGACTGAGATTTTGGAGGGCAATATTGGCTCTTGTCAGGCAGTCCCGGCGCATTTGCGCTTCATGCTGGTTTCTCGGATAGATATTGTTTGCCGCCCGAACCTCGTCATGAACCGTGGTGGCAAGAGCCATGAGCTTGTAAAGGAGATAGGGGCCGTACCGCTTAGGAGCCTTGGTGACAACGGAAAAAGTGTGAGCTTCCAGTTTTCTTGCAGTTTCGATGAACTGCATTGGGCTTTCTCCCCGTTTAGATTTGATGACTGACATAATTACCCTCCTATACCGCCCCTTACGGGGCGGGATTTCGCAGATATTGGATTAAACGCAGAAGCCGAAGGACACGCCATAAGAGAAGTTGGCGTTGTAAATGTGGGCGCTTCCCGAACTGTTCACATAGCAGAAAATGTTGGTGTTGCCGCTATTAGGCGAACGCTCCCACCAGTAGTACGCAGAACCGTTGACTTTCTTAATTCTGGTGTTCCCGGCCTTGTACCAAGCGTACTGTGTACCCTCACCGGCTACCGAGTAAGTGGTCGTGCCAAAAATCTCAATTTCGGACAGCAGAAACAGGTCATCATTGGTGGTCTGCGTACCGCTGGAACTTCCGCCACCGGTGCCGGATTTCTTCTTGACAGTCTTGATGACATTCCGAAGAGCCGCCGGAAGTTGGCTTTTATAGGTAGCCATTCTGGTTCTCATGGCAGAACCGTTCCAGCCTCCGGTATTGGTGTTACTGCTATTCATCTGTGCCGTCTGATTGAGGCAGTCCACAAGCTGGAATGTCATGGGGGCCTTACCACCAGATACTTTATCGTCATGGTTGAAATCAATAATCTGTACCTCGTAGTTAGTTCCGCCGATGTTTACAGTCTTTGTATCTCCCACCTTGAAGAATTTTTCCGCCATACCCAGGCGACCACAAATCTCAATATCTTCCCAATCGGTATCGTTCAGGGTAGCTCCGATCTCGAAGGGATAGACATAGACGATACCAATGACTTCCAGAGTCCAAGTCCGAGTTTTCTGAGAGCCGCCAAAGATGTACTGAATACTCCAATCGCCCAACTCGGCAGGGTAGAGAACCGCTTCACCATTGGACACCTGAGCGGTTAGGACTTTACTCCCCTTACTCATTGTGACCTGGGTTCCGTTGTCTGCGATCACATGAACCTCAGCGGGAGAACCCTTCTGACTTAGGGCATACAAAGCGTCATTTATCGTGGGGTCTGCCTGAGCCAGTTCCAAGGCGGCTTTCGTGGTATCATTCAGCAAATTGGCTTTATTCAAAGCGGTGCCGATTTCATTGCACCCGGCGTTTTCCCCGGTTGTATCGGTATTCAACCGCACATCAAGGTAGCCTTGTCCGGCGAGAAGCTGTTCCCGCCATGCTTCAAAGGTTTCGGGCATATCAGAAGGGGCTTTGATAATGCTGGACTTTCCATTGCCCTTGATGCTGGTGTCTTTCATGCTATAAGTTCCTCCTTATTGTCCACAATACATCGTCCCGGAATAGCGGAACGCTGCGGTTGTCTGTGTAATTCGCTGGTCAATTATCCAAAGCAAAAACTCCATGTCATTTGCCGTCTGATAGGTCAATTTGTCCAGAGAGTTCGGCACAGACGGAGTATTGTCCGGCAGAGAGAGCTTTGCCCTCAATTTTGTCAGACAGTTTAGGAGATTTCTTACCTGGCTCTGTGTTGGGGTATCTCCCATGGCCCAATCTACCTTCGGGACAATGGAGCTATCATGAATGTCCAGCTCTTTCATTTGCTCTACCAGATAGGCGATTGCCTCTCCAAGCCGGTTGAAGTCCATGTAGTTATAGGCACCTTTCATTCCGGCCAGATATTCAGCTTTTTCCTCAGCGGTGAGGGCGGCAAGCCCTCCCGTGAGGATTTTATTCTTTAGGGTATAAACCCGGTCTACATCGGCCTGTGTGCGGTTGTAGACAAGCTCATTGATAATACTCATATCAAACCTTTCACCTTCATCTTTCCGCTCAGAGAGCCGTTAAAGGAGATTTCATCCACCAAGATCAGAGCGTCCATTTCATTGGTGTATCGGGTTTGCAGACCAATAATGTCGCCTACCTCCATCTCCGGGTTTCCACGATAATCTGCATCATAGGTGTTTCGCATTTGTAGATAATTCTTTACATGGTTTGCCAGAGCAAGGCACATACTGTCATTGGTGATTAAGGGATTTTCCTCCTTGTCTACCTCTCCGGTGAGAGCTACGGGGTAGGAAACGACCACCGAGTTCTCCTGCAAAGTCCGTCCGGTAATGGTTACGGTTTTGGTGCCGGAGGATAACACCAAATCCGCAGCTCTGGCGTAAATGTTGGAAGATACCAGCGTTCCGCCAGATACATTGATCTGAATATCTTGTGCAAGACCAGAGAACTCAACATGAAGCTCAGTTTCGGTGGTCGTTTCCTCGTAGAGATTGGTGATACTATCACTGGCAGCGTAGGAGTACCGGGCCACGGTGACAGCTCTTAACTCGTCAATTTTGGAGATCGCCTGACTATTCTCTGCGATAGAAGAGAAATCCAGAGTGAAGTCAGTTTCCCGGTAATAGACCTTACTAACCCTCATTCTCCGATAAGGGAGTCCGCTCAGAAAAGACACCTCAATTTTGGTACAGTCAATCGCCAAGGAGGAAGACACAAACACCTCCACTGAATTGACCGGAACCGTCTGTGTGTCCAGCAGAATAGTGTCCTTGTAATACTTCACCTGAATAGAGATGGGATATTCTTCCATAGGCGTATCAAAGCGGATAGCGACCACAGGAAGGTCATGTGACACATCAAAGGTTTTGGTAAAGACCGGGGCCATTGTAAATGTCCCTTCCGCATTGGTCATGGCTTCGCTGATATATCCTCTCCCATTGGGGTCATCATCAGGGATAATCACCTGATTACCGCCGTCCAGCGTCCACCGGTTCAACTCAAATACGGCATAAGTGTTCTCACTGGTATTGCCCTTGTCCACCGTTCCCCACTCGCTGTACCAGAGATGGCCGTTGTCAGCCCACTGGCCGCTGTAAATGCCCGTCACAGTCACACCGAAGGGTTTGATATGGATGATGTTGTCATCGTCCGTAAACAGGCGGCAACGGGCCGCATGAGCGATTAACTGCAAGCAATTCATGTGTGTGTCGATGGGAAGAGCCGCCGTAGTGAACATCTGCTTCAAGCTCTCGTCAATCTCCCATGGGTGTGTTCCCTGTTCCGTCAGGGTCAAATCAGCGTCCAACAGAACTTCTTCTGCCATGGCAAATAGGCTTTTAGAGCCAAGTTTGCTTTTGTAGAAGGTTTTCGTCAGACTTCCAATCAGACCGGTTCCGGTAAAGGTTGTCTGGTTATCCTTGGTAGTGGGCTTGCCGTTCAGCACATACCTGTCAGATTTAATCCACTCCACAGAGCCGTCCGGCAACTCATAGCCGAATTGGATTTCAATGGGAGAGTTCTTATCCACATAAGCGTAGATGCCAGCCGGATTATCGGGGTCATAATTGTGTTCGTAGTCAATGATGGTGAACTCCATCGTTTCAGTTGGCAGTCTGCGGCTCAGAGGGTCAACATCATGCTTTTGCTGAGTGGAAATAATATCCTTGTTCACAAATTGCTTGTTCAGGCCGTATAGAACCTCTTCCAGCCTGGGCCTCCGATATGGCAGAGCCATGTCGAAGGTGATCGTCACCTTGTCTACTTGGGCCGCTCTCGTGTTTACCACAGCCTCTACGCCGGTCACAGGTACTACTTGAGTGTCAACCAGGGCATTGCCCAGGTAAAACCTTGCGGTGATCTGCAAAGGCCATTCCTGATACCGGGTATCAAAAGTCAGTGTCAGACCGGGGAAGGTGTGGGGAGTAGAGAACTGCCGGGTAATGACTGCCGGGGTACTGAACGCTCCCTCAGCGTCACTCATGAGGCTGGACACAAAACCGTCCTGCACCGTTCCACTGGCGGGAAGAATGAGAGCTTTACCATCCAATGCCCACCTATTTAATTCCAAAACGGCATAGGGACTCCCATACTGATAAGGGTAATCCACCGTTTCAAATTCAGAAAAAGGCAGCTCTCCATTGCTTACCCACTCACCGTCTGTTGCGGCTGTTGTGTCCACATTTCCGAAGGTAATACGGACATAGGAGCGGTTGCGAAGGAGGCCACGCATACTCGACTTGTAAGCGTTACTTACAGATTTCATATCGGCCCTCCTTTACAACGGCTCTCCGCAGTCAATGAGATTAACTTTGCAGTTAATGTAATCAATGGGAAGCTGTGTTTCCGGGTCAAGATGGAATGGCTCTGCCGTTCTGTCACCGGGGTACATCTTTCGGGTAGTCCATGTGTTGTTCACCATATCCGGGTAAGTGACCATCACATAGAAATTTCTAAATTCTTGCAACAGGCTCGACCACTGTTCCGCAGTCAGATAAGCCCATTCCAGATTGTCGATTTTTTGCTGTTCACGGCCTACCACCTGACCCACCACCACAGCATTTGCGTTTCTGGCGGAGTCCACGATGGTAGCGGTCATGAGGTTAAGCCCCCTGCGGGGGCAAGGATATTCACGACCATTGATCTTGATAAATGCTGCCATATCCTTACCCCCTTAGTAGGCGTTGGCAAAGGCACCACTGTTCACTCGGACACCTCTGCTCCGGTTGTACCGGTCATAAGACCGGCCAATTACATCATCACCGATGGACACAGACAAATCCTTGTCCTCAATGATATTCATGAGTGCATAGATAGCGGCAATCACACCGTCATTGGCAACGGACACGCCAGCGGAAATACCTTCAACGATCTGGTCATTGTTGGCAACAGCGGTACGCCGTCCCATGGAACCCACCATCTCAGCTCCAGCCTCTCTCGCAATGAAGAGCTGCCCTTCATCCACGAAACCGCCCTCAGCCATATACTGGATTTGGTCAATGGAAATCCGGCTAAAATAGCTCAGGCTGATACCTGTAATCCAAGAAACAGCGTTGATAGAGCGAATGACTTGGTTGAGTGCGTTGATGGCATTGTTCATGCCTCTTTCCATTGCGTTCAGAGTAGAGTTCCACTGGATGATAGCGGTATTGGTCATGCCTCTCCACATGGAACTCCACCCCTTCGGGAAGGTGGTCGTAAAATCGTCCATGCCAGTGGTCATCTGCGTTTGGAAGTCCGTGAAGCCGAGAAGCGTATTTGTGCGGAAAGTAGTAAAATCCGTGTTCATGGTGTCCAAACCGGTCTGCCACTTCTGCACAACCCCGTCTACCAGCGTATTGAAGTTGGTGTCAAGGGTGGTCTTCATCTGCTCCACATTGGCTTGAATGAGAGGCATTTTATTGGTCATGCCGGTGGAGAAGCCAGTCACAAGCTGCTCACCGCAGACTTGCAGATTGGTAAAGATGCCAGTTGCCAGATTTGCCGTGCCGTTTTCCTGCGTCAGAATACCAAGCTGCTCCATGAGAGCGGCATACTGTGTCAGCAGGGTTACAGCGGTTTGCAGTTCCGGGTTTGCAAGCCGCAGTTCGTCATTCAAGCTCTTAGTATCCGTGTAGATGGTGTTCACATCATCAGCAAAGTCACCGATAGGATTACCGGCAAAGAGCTTCTGGAAGCCGCTCACAATGCTATCCCAGGTGATACCACCCATAGAGTCAGTATAGGAACTGATCTCCCCGGCAAAGGTGGACATGAAATCCACAAAATCGGACATATCATCGGTAAGCTGAGGAAGAGTGCTGTTTAAGTCCCGGAGAGAGGGGGCAAGGTTATTGTTCAATTCGTCCGCAACAGCTCGTAGGCTTTCCACCAAACCGATACAAGCCAGGGCCATTTCTGCCAGAATACCGGCTCCCAAGGCGATTGCCGCAGGAAGCAAACCCGCTGTACCAATAGTGATTGCGCCAAGAGCTGCCGTCACAGTACCTACGCCGACCAAAAGGCCGGTGCCTACACCAATGGCAGTAGCAATCTCTTCGCCGTTGTCCAAAACCGGTTGCCATGCCTGACCAATCTCGTCAAGTCCCTTACCTACGGCCCAAATTTCTACCAGGAACAGACCAGTAGCTACACCGAGTTCCAGTAAGATAGCGGTTCCGATACCGATATTCAAAGCAATGGTCTTACCTCCGGTTCCCAGGGCGTATGCGGCTAAACCGACCGCACCCAAGATACCAGCTCCAATACCGATTGCAGTTGCAACGGTGGTTCCGTTTTCAATGACAGGTTCCCACGCTTTGCCAACTTCTTCGAGTTCATGGCCCATGATGGCGATTGCCCCGGTAAAGATGATTGCCGCCGCAGTAACTTCGGCAATGACTACCACACCAAGGCCGAGGTTCTTCGCCAGAGATTTCAGCTTGGGGGAGAGCTGGGTACTAACGGTAGTATCAATCGTTCCCGTAGCATTGGAGAGTGTGTTCATAGCGGTAGTGGCATTACCCAGGTTAGAGATACCCTTCAACTTGGAAAATACATCAAGAGCGACTACCAAACCGCCCAGGATTTCCAAACCGCCAATAATCAGAGCCACCTTGTCCACACCGCTCCAATCGCCTTGCTTGATAGCGTCCCAATTTGTTACGATCTCACGGATGATGGTGGTGAAGCCTTGAATGGCTACGCTCCATGCCGCCAACTTGATATTTCCGGTGAACACGCCGATACCAATGGCGATATTAGTCAATCCTCGGATGACAGTCAGGGCATTTTCCGCATTGACACCGTTCTCCGCAATGTCGCTGATACCAATGACGATCTCACCGATACCCTGAATGACTTTCAGCGCACCACCGACCTTCAAACCGCCGAGCATAATCAGAGCGTCCCCCACCATACCGGCAAAGGAACTAATCATACCGGCAACATTCTGGAAGGTGGGGCCGTTGTCCAGGAAATCTTTCAGATACCTTTCAAATTCCTTCAAATCAGCAAGGAACATGGACAAACCGAGAACTTTGAAGTCCAGTTTGAAGGCAAAATTCTTGGAGTTCAGTTCTTTCAGAAGTTTCAAGGCCGCTAAAAAATCTTTGGCGACCTTCCACGCCAAAATACCCGCCGCAATACTGGTCACAGTGGAAAGAACACCTTTCAGGTTTTCTTTCAGCTCGTCAACCTGGGAATTGATGTTCTCAAAAATGCTCTCGTCCCACAGTTTACCGATGTCAAACTCACCCTCGTAGCCTCCACCGGAAACACCGGCACCAGCTCCCCCGGCTCCCTGATTAGGGTCAAAAACATTCAGCTCGTCAAAACCAGCGGTGTACTGTTTCAGCTTCTTTGCGGCACCCGCAGCGTCACCAAGATTATCAGCCATATCCCCGGCAGCGGAGGCACCAGAACTGACTCCGAAATCCACCGGCTTCAAGTCAATGCCAAAGAGCTGTGCCAGAGCCGCAATCGCTTCCCTAATCAGCTCCACAAAGGCTTGCACATAGGGTAAAACCTTCACCAAAGCAGGAAGAAGGAAAGAGCCAAAAGCCTGGGATAGAGAGGTGAGCTGTTGACGCAGGGTTCTCATAAGACCTTCTGCGGTAGTCATCTCACGGGCATAAGTGCCAATCAAATTCTGTGCCTTGGCTTGGTCGATCAAGGTCAGATACCGCAGATAGGACTTCAATTCCTCGCTTGCGCTTTGAGTGCTGTACGCAATACCGTAATTTGCCGCCGTGATCTTTAACTGAGAGTCCACGATGGTGAAACCAGCTCTACGGATGGGTTCAACCTCACCGGCAATAGCAGAGCGCACAGCAACGGCAGCGTCTTCAAAACTCTTGTAAATGTCGTTGTAACCGGCCCAAATATCATAAGTCAGCTCGGTATAGTTCATAGCCATAGCCGCAGCGTCCTTCTGTGCGACACCGAAGCCTTTCAGCATAGTGCCGTAGATGGAAGCATACTGCATGAACTGTTGAACATTGATTTTCAGCTCAGAGTTTAGACGGTTAATCCACTTGTAATTTTCTTCTGCCTCTTCGCCAAAAGCTCGACCAAAGCGGTACATGATACCTTCCCATTCGGAAGCCTGATACATATATCCGGCAAGTGCGGCACCAATTCGATTAGAGGCGTAGAGTACCGTGGAAAATTTGATGCCTGTGAGAGCATTAGACCACGCTTTAGTACCAGTAGTGGCCCGGTTTACAGAATTGTTGTACCGGTCTGTGCTGGCAATCAACCTCTGTATTCTGGACGGAAAAGCGGAAAATCCATTGGACACCTTCTGCATTTCATCTGCAAAAGGCTTCATAGCGGCGGCAAGCTCCTTCATCTGGCGAGTGAACTTGTCAACATCTGCTTTTTCCAACTCGTCAATCAGTGCCGGGAGTTTTCCGAGCTGATTGATGAAGGAAGTCATGTTGGCTCTTCCAAGCTCAGACAGAGGACGCAGACCATCTACAAGGGTTCTGATCTTGTCCCCGTCCGTCCACCTGACATTTTTCAGGGCGGCATTGAGAGCGTTAAGCTGATTGGGGATAGAACTGGAAATCTTGACCCCTCTGACCTGTTCCAATGCTCTCAGGCCGGAGGCAATCTGCGTCAACTTCCGGGACATATCACCACTGTTCAGGCCGGAGAGAGCGTTCTTCAATTCCCGAATACTCTTGCTGGTGCTGTCAAGCCCCTTGACGCTGCTGCCGGTCACAGACTTCAACCCGCTCAGGGCCTTTTTCAGATTTTCAAGCCCGGTTACGGCTCCTGCGCTGTTCTCTTGGATTTGAAATTCCAAACCCTGAATTTCCACATTATCAGCCATTTACGCCACCACCTTTCTCCTGAAATTTCTTATTGAACGACATAGCCAATGCTTGGAAATAGGCTTTTGCCTTTTCGTCCTGCTTCTCCTGTTTGGCCTGTTCCGTTTCCCCCTTCTGCATGGTGTTCAGCGCAAACGGCTGATCGGGATAAGGCACAGCCTTGGTGCCTTTTTTCGCAAAAGCCCGAAGGATGGGAGCCAGATTGCCAATCGCCTGATAGATATACATTCCCTGCAACCACGCATCTTGATTTTTCAAATCTTGCCGAATTTTTGCGGCTTTACGGTAGTATCTGACAAGCTCGCAATCTCCGTCCCAATATTGTTCGGCAGTCATACCGATTGCCAAGTAGAAGGGGAACACATCATAAAACTTTTCCGTGTAAGCGAAACGGGGAGCGGGGCGAACTACGCCACCGCCCCCTCGTTCATCGGACTGCAACCCGCTTACCAGTTGGCAGTCCAGTCCATGTTTCCCTCGCTGCCCTCGTCAGGAGTAGGCTCTTCCATCAGAGAGAGAATGGGTTCGTTATACATCTCCACCAGCTTCGGCAGAAGCTCGTCTTTCCGGGGCAGACGGGCATAAATGCGGTCAATGACCTCTCTCTTTACGAAGCGGTGCCGAGCGATAAACGCACCGGCAAACAGAGCCGGGAGCATAGTCATGGGCTTGCGGTCAACATCTTCCGCAATGAAGCCCTGCTTCTCCATGATCTCTACGGTCTTGCGGGTATATTCCAGCGTATAGCTCTCGCCGGAAACAGGGTCTTTGATTGTCAGCGTCTTAGCCATGATAAATCCTCCTTATCGTCAGGCCGTTGTGATTAGGTGTCAGAGAAAGTGATGGGGGTAGACGGGGCAATGGAAATGTTCATGTCCACAACCTCGTTTACACCACCGCCCACAGGGAATACGGACAGTTGGCCCTTAAAGGCGAACTTGCCGTTGGAGCCATCAGGAGTGACAACACCACCGGACTCGGTTCCACCGAACCAGACCGCATAGCTGTCTTCCTTACCTTCCAGTTCTTTCAGCTTCTTAAAGGTAGTCATGTCGTAGTTTGCCGTGAAAGACAGGCCATCGAGGGACTGAATACCGGCAATGTAGGTCTGCATATTGTCAGACAGGGTAGTGGTTTCCAGCATTTCGGGTTCACCGCCCAGGTCGGGGAACTCCTTAATGTCAACCAGCTTTTCATAGGTATCTGCGGAAGCGCCTTTCTTCATCAGAAAGACCTTATAGGTGCTAATCGCCATTTCAACTTACCTCCTGTAAAGATTTGTACCGTCTGTTTCAGCCCGATACCGAGCCACAAGGCGGTAGATACTTGCGTTCTCTAAGTTGGGGATGGGGGACAGGGAAATGCGGGTGAAATTACGCTGGTACATGAGATCATCAATGACCTTCATGATATTCCGGCATTGGCTTTTCTTGCTGGTCGATTTGTTGGAATAGACATTTACCTCATACATCAGCGTTGCGAACTGCTCTTTGTCGCTGGTACTCAGGTGTTCCAGAGTGGGGTAATTGTCTTGTTCCACGATGCTCACATGAGGAAAAGCGGATGGAGCTTTCACATACTCGCCGCTCACATCAATACCAGGAAAAGTTTCCCGGAGGGCTACCGCAATCGGTGTGTAGATTTGACTCTCCACATCAATCATCGAAATACCTCCTTTGCCAGTCCGGGCAAGATACCCTCCAAGTGTTTTACAGTTTCATACATGGACATATTGGCCGGATTGCCCTGGGTGATGACTACTTCCTTTCCGTCCTTTTTGGTGTGAACAACACCATTCGTACCGGGTTCTCCGTAGTAACCCCAAGATGGCTGCTTACCGTGACCTGCCCCGTATTCTCCACGGCGCATACCTTGTTCTACGGCTTCCGGGTGGTTATCCGGGTAGGTCACGCCGGTGCCGAACTCAATGAAGAGTACCGATGCCCCCACAGCGACCACGGCCCGAACTCCGGCCCCTCTCTGCTCCACAGACACAGACACATCATTGGTGCCGTCATACGCTGCCTTTGCGAAGTTGGCAGAGGCTACCGATAGACCTTCTTGCGCCAATCTGTCCAACAGAACACTTGTCTTTGCTTTCAACCAGCTTTGATACCGGTTAATTTCTCGAATGGCGTTGTCAATACCGGCCACGGATAAAGGAATTTTGATTGTCTTCACGATACCGTCACCTTGCTCACAGCGTAAGAGATGGAATTGAGGCTCCTTGCAACACGCTTCACGATGTAGTCATAAAGAGGATTTCCGTCATCGTCATATTCAGGTGATTTGTCGATGAACAGAACGGTATTTTCATCAATCGGGCAAGTGAGATCGTCCGTGACAATCACCTTGTCATAGGAGATGAAATTGCCAAACTGTTCCACCTGAGCTGAACCGGTTGCGGCGGAAACATTATCCCGCCGTTTCACGGCCTCTTTGTAGACCACACGGGTGTCACCCGTTTCATGACCCTCTTCATCCTTTACCGGCTCTTTTCTGTCATACAACAGATACCAGTAAACCGATTTATTGCGCTCCATAACTCTCATACCATCGGCTCCTTCCCGATAAGGCTGGCACAGGGGACAATCTCACGCAGTAGCGTAGGCGGCACATCTCCGTCCTCATAGGAACGAGAAATACCGTTCTCGCTGTGCGCTGTTTCTCCCTCAGCCCCACGCTTGTTCACCAGATAAGCGGCGATTTCCACTTGATTGTAGGCATATCGGTCTGGAACCACGGTCACGGTATTGTCGAAGGGATAAGCCCGTTTCAGGACTTTGTTTCCAGCGATAGAAAGGTAGGTGGAAAGTACGCTCTCGTCCTTCTCGCCGGTCATAGCTTTCAGCATGGTCAGCTTTTCAGTATCGGTCATGACTTTCCACCTTTCCTTTCCTTAGTTCAGTTGGGATTAACCCGTAGGGCCAGCAGCTACTTCCTTGGTAGCAACAGGATTGGTTTCATCGTTGGCAATGAACACGCTTCGGCTGTACTTGGGAGCGGTAAAGCTCTGAGCAATGCTGGTGAACTTGCCGTGATACCACTCAGGGCCATGGTCAAGACCAATCTGACCGAAGAGCTGATACTTCTCACCGGCACCGGTCTTCGCCAGAGGCTCCAGGAAGAAGTTGCCCTTTCCGGGGACAGGCTGGTACACGGGAGCGATCACATTCAGGTTCAGCAGCAGAGCCGTACCAGCGGGAAGACACTCGCCCAGGTACAGATACACCACGCCAATGGGAGTGACCACACTGGACAGGGCGATACCGTTGATCTCACGGGCAGCAGGAACCACGGTAAGGCCATTCTGAACAGCGTCAGCATTGACCTGGAACAGCGTGGTAGCGTCACACCACAGGCACAGGCCATCGGTGGGAGCATTGGCACCGTAAATCTTCTTCACCATGTCAGCAATGTCCCACAGGCCGAGAGGCTTGCTGGACATAGCCTTGGTGTTGGTGGTAATCGCCTCCACCAGTCCACGGGTCTTGTTGATGGTGGCATCAGAAGTGGCCTTATTGAAGGTTCCCTGAATAAAGGTAAACTCAATATCCCGGTTGACCTTCTGCATTTTCGCCGCCACCTGGAAGTCCAGCTCATTGATGGGATTGGCCTGCTGGTTGGAAACATTCAGGCCAGACAGGGTGCCCATGTTGGACTGCTTGGCATAGGAAATGCCTACGGCCTCCATGAAAATCTGAGTCACATTGGTCTTCTGGGTACGAGTAATCACACTCGCCTCCGGTGCCGTCAGAGAAGCGGTTTCACTGATAGCAGGCTGCTCGCCGCCGCCAGTGGTGTACTCCTGGCCGGTCACAAACTCGACATGATTGGTGGTCTTAGCCCTGCCGCCGATGATGGAGGACAGGGGGCAACGGGTATTACCCTTATTGAAGAGCATACCGGAGTAGTTCAGTACCCCGAAACTGGTAGCCAGAGTATCGGACATAAATCAATCTCTCCTTTACTGGTTATTCGCCTGAGCCTCGGCCTCAGCCTGAGCTTTCAGGCGGGTGTAGTAGGCCACGGCGGTGAAATCACCGTTCTTCTGGGCCTCTTCGATCTTCTTGCCGTAATCCACGGCACCCTCAGTGCCAGAGCCAGAACCGGCCCCGGGCTTGGGGGTCTTCTTGATTGCGTCAGCTTTGACCTTCTTCGCATACTCTTCGAGGAATTTGCTCTGGTTGGCAAAGACCTTGGCACTGTCGCCGTCAGCGAGAGCCTTGGCGGTGTCCTCGGCCAGAGCCTCGTCATAGCCCTGGGACACGAACTTGGCCTTGTAGTCAGCAACGGTCTTGCCCTTGCGGAGATCGGCAAGCTCCTGTTCCATCTGGGCCAGCTTGTCAGCGTCCTCCTGCTTCTTCTTTTCCTCTTCGGAAAGAAGAGCGTTGTGCTTGCGCTTCCACTCGGCGGCCTCGGAGTTGGCCTTGGAAAGAGCGTTCTTCTGCTTTTCCAGCTCGGCGGAATTGTCCTCATACTCGAACCCTTCCAGAGCGGCCAACTTCTGCTCAGGGGTCATCTCGGCGTACCCCTCGATCTTGCTGGTGTCAATCTTTGCCATAACAAATACCTCCTGCGTTTAACAAGGCTGTTCACTCAGCACTGATTTCTGTTTTTGGTGGGGTTTTCTCCCCTTGCGATTAAGGTCTTCCCTGACCATTCAAAGCCTCACGGCCTTAAAACCAAAAGAAAAGGGGCTACCGGTAAAAGCGTTTCCGCTCTCACCGATAGCCCGTAATGGCTGTCACCGTCATCTCTCTATGACGGCCTCATATTTCTTTTTGCTGGCGGTTTCCCATACCACCACTTTGCCGCTTCTCACGGCGATCTCCACTCCCTTGCCCCGGGAGAGAATTTCATTGATCTCCTGAACTGCCTTGGGGGTCAGGTTTACGACCGGGTTCATTTCCCTCGTCACCCTCCTTGGTCTGTTGCTGTGCGGCCAGCTTCTCGGCCTTGGCCTCCTGCTCGGCCACATACTCCATGCTCATTTTGTAAGCCACCTGGGGGTCAGAGAACATACCGCAATGGATAAAGGCCAACACCGGTGCAATCTTCGGGTTATTCAGCATCGTGGTCAGAACATTGGCCTTTTCCGAGATATTCTCATAATTGCGGCGGGTGAAGCGAATGTCAATGGCAGACAGCTTCAAGTCCAGATCGCCCAAATCCCGGCAGATACGAAGCAGGAGCTTCAAAAACCGCTTCTCGGACTTCCTGAACATCCGCTCCGAGTCCTTTGCTCTTGCCTCGGCAGCAGACCAGCCATCACGCATGATGACGGCGGTGCCGGTATCGCTGGTAGAAGAGCCGCCGTTACGGTTCGGCATACCGCAGATGGTCAGGACGATGTTATACATACTGTCTACAAGGGTCTGCGTCTGGGTCTGGTTCAGCTCTGCGGTCAGATACTCAATTTCCGCCTTAAACTGCGGGTCAATGTCCTTGAACTTGATTGCGCCCTCGTCCCGCAGCTCCCGGTAGTCTTCGGAAGAAATATCGACATTGTGGAAGAGCATGAGGGACTGAATGAACTGCTCCACTCCGTCAATGCGGTTAGACTCCGTGGTATTGATTGCGTCCAGCAGAGGAAGGACAATCTCAAAGGCACCCAGCCGGGACTTGTTGGCCGGGTATTCAATGATGGGGATGCCCAAATACTGCTCTTCGCTTCGTCTGATTGCCCAGGTATTTTCCACCTCATAGAAGTGGTCATCCGTATAGCAGCTAAAGACCAGAACCCCATCGTCTTTGAGGACATACTTCACGCCCATAATGGGAGGGTTGCCGAGGGCCGTGGAGTAGACCACAAAAGCAAAGCGAGGGTCAAGGGTGTAAATCTCAAAGGGGGCCTCGTCCTCTTCCAGATCAGCTTCGCCGTCCGGCAGCACCATTCTGTACGATGTGCCGCAGATGTGCCACCACTCGGCCAGTTCAGCGTCCTCAGAGGGCTTATCTTCGGACAAAGTGTAGTCATTCAGCCGGGTCACCGCCTCAGCGATACCCTTGTCATCTTTCCGGCTGACATACTGAACAGGCTCCCCCATCAGGTAGCCAACCTTGAAGGACACGATCTCATTGGCCCGGTTCTCAACGACTTTGTTGTTGATTTCAGGCCGAACATCCTTCTTCCGGTAAAGAATGGGCTGATCGCCCTTGTAATACCGGTAGAGGTAGTTAATATCCGCCTGGTTCATGAGGTGAGTGAACAGAGCCTTTTGAAGAACATCAATGATGTTGCTGTCGTTGATCTCGGTCACATCGGCATAGATTACCCTACGACCAAACAATGTCCTGGCTCCCATTCAATCACCTCCCCGCAAAATGCCTTTCTATCACCTCACATCATAGCATAATCTCTAATGCTTGTCAATGGCCTAACTCTTTATAATACCATTGGAGAGTAAAAAGCGCAAGGTATCAGCAAGGCCGTTTGAAGATTTCGATTTTCCCGCCACTCAGCATACGGATTTCATTTTCCAGCAGAGCCAGGGAGTCAGGTGCGTCATCATGCGGCACCTTACCGCTCCGAGTGTAGGTGGTCAACTCCTTCATGAAGTTCCAATACTGACTGCCCCGCTTGTAGGTGGTGGGGTGTTTGAAGTAGAAGTTCTTCTTGATATTGTCGGAGGCAAACTCAATCCGGGTCTGCTTGTTGGAAATGGTACGCTTTGTCCGAATACCGATGGAGTACCCTTGCTGCCGGATAATATCAGCCACATCCCGGGCATAATACTGACCGGCGTTATTGGCCTCGAAGGTGGCGGAGGCGACCTTGTTAAAGATCAGACACTTGGCGCACTCCGGCTTTGTCACCTCGGCGGGAGCATCGTCAAAGACCACATCCACAATGTAGACTTCGGTGCCATAGATGACGGCTACCGGCATGGAGGTGGAGTCAGAACCGCTTTCGGCGGTATCTCCTACGGCAATGATGGTGTCCGGCTCCCGGTCGGGCGGCAGCTCAAAGAAATAGTTCAGTTCGTCCTTGTTGAAGAGAAGACCCTTGGCCTCAAAGGGCTGTTGCTGGAACTCACTCTCAAACTGCTCGGCGGATAGAAGTTCCCTCTGCTCCCGGAAATATGCCGTGGTAAAAATCTTCTGGCCCTCTCGCTCATACTCATAATTACTCTCGTCCGTGATTAAATCAAGAGCCGGAATTTCAATGGCTCTCCAAGGCCAATTCTCCTGTGCCGCATATTCCTGGACACGCCCGATAGGGTCATAGATGGAATATCGGGTGCCAGTGAATACCATGGGCGTACCCTCAATGGCTCGGCCCATAATATCGCCGGAAATCACTTCCCATTTATCATCAAGCCGCTGGCGGTTCTTCGCCTCTTCACGGCCCTCCACACAGTCATCCAGATAAAGCACATTTGTAGCCTCGGACAAACCTACCTGACGGGCATCAATGGAACGGCACATGATAGTAGGGAACCGGGACTTGGATTTGAGGTTGATGATCTTTGTGTCCGCTCCGGTCTGCACCAGACGGGCATCCGGGAATACATCATAGAATAGATACTCATTCGGAACCATCAGATATTCTAAGCACCCATTATAGAAGCTCTTCACAAGGTCATCACCGGTTCCCTCCATCAGTGTGGAGCGGTCAGGGAATTTGCCAGAGAGCATATTAACAAAATTGATACCAGTTTGCGACTTTCCCGCTCGTTTCGGCATGGATATTGTTAATAGACGCAGCTTTTTATCAAGAATATCTTGGAACCCCTGTACCATGGGTTTCAAGTAATGCCTCCGGGGAGCATAGAACCGCTTTTCCGGCTTCCGGTCAAGCTCAATATAGGTCATAAAAGCGTCAAAATTATGGGGAGCGTCAAACAGGAGGCTCTTCCTCCATGCCTCATAGAACCTTTCCGCTTCCGAAGGGGAGGCGAGGCGCAGTTGCTTTGCTGCCATGACCCGCAGCTCCTTGTTCAGAGCGTGGGCCTTCTGAAAATTCTCTTCCTCCCACTGGCGGCAGAGGGAAAAGAGGTCAGTGTACGCCGAAGCGTCCCCGGGGCGGTTTTCGATATACCGCTTGATACTCTCTGCGAGTTTCTGATAATCCATGAAATCACCTCAAATGGCCCCGGCCAGCCGGAAAGCCTCAAACATTTTCGGGGCCTGAATGGCAAACCAGTCCACCATTTCCTCATTTTTGGCCCAAGCCTTTTCCGGGGCAAAGCTGTTCCACTGTAAGCCGGACTCATTGAGAAAAGCGTGAACCAGCTCATGCCGAATGGTACACTTCTCCATGCGCTGAATGACCTCTTCCTGAGCCGAGGCCCAATCCGGGGTGCTTTTGAGATTGAGAATGACGATCTCCTTGGTGTTGTTGTCACAGTAGCCGCCGTAGTTCATCTTCCGCATGAACTCGTCCTGGTCAAAGTTGACCCGGCGCAGATTGTATTTCGTCCCCAGCACATCAATTTTCATAATGACCTCCCAAAAAGAAAAGGGCTACCGGATTGCTCCGATAGCCCGTAATGGCTGTCACTCCCGCCCCAGCGGGAGCCTCACTCTTTATTCTGTTCCACGATGGTCTGCAATTTACTCGCCAGGTGGAGCCACAGCTTCGGGACTTTATTGGAAATCGCCCCGTCACTCGGAACCGGGCATTGATACCCAGACCCGTCTTTCAGAAAGATTTGCAGATAGAAGCCGTCCGGTATCTCATGCACGATGGTACTGGACTTTGACCCCGCCGTGATTGCCCCGGCCACGACCCCGACCCCTCCGGCAATCGCACCGCCTACAATAGCCCTTGCTATTGCCCCGGTCTTCTTGGTCTTAGTATGCGCTTCTTTGACGATGTTTTCAACAATGGCGTAGGAGCTTATATCCCGGTAAGAGATCAGCTTGTCGAAAAACATCATGACCTCGTTATCATCACTGAACATGATGCTGGCATTGGGATTGTAGATGCTCTTCTTCCACCCCTCTGTCCCGAAGATTTGACACCGCTCAAACAGCTTTGCCGTTTCCAGCTCCCTCCGGGCCAGCTCCACTTCATACGGGTCAGGGTCACGCTTGGCCGTCAGCTTATCCAGCCTCTTTTGCGCCTTGGCGATATTCTTCTCATTGCTGTAATTGTCATACTGTCCCATGAGGTCATACCACCTTTCTCACTTTCTCATACCATGTAGGGCGGCTGATACCGAGCTGACGGCAAGCGTCCCTGACGGTAATCAGGCCCTCCCTCTGTTTCTGCAAAAGCCCTTTGAACTCGTCCATGTCCAGCTCCCGGGCCGGACGGCCAAAGCCTCTACCGGTCTTGGCGGAAACCCGCCGCCCATCCACAACCGGCATAGCTTGGATGCCCTCAGCCTGACGCTTCCGTATCTTCTTCCGCTCCTGTTCGGCCACAGCACCCAGAACCTCAATCAAGATGTTGTTGACCATATCGGCAACCCAGTCCTGTCCCTGGAAGTCAATCAAGGTGGTGGGAATGTCAAACACCCGGACGATGACCCCATGAGCCTTGAACCATTCCAGTTCCGCTTTGATCTCTTCCTTGTTGCGGCCCAGCCTGTCCAATTCCTCCACCAGAACCTCGTCCCCGGGAAGCAGGATGGATTTCAGCTTTATGTACTGCTTCCGGTTGAAGTTCTTCCCGCTCTGTTTGTCGGTGAAGATGTGGTCATCGTCCAGGTCGGGAGCATAGGCTTTCAAAGCGGCAAGCTGCCGAGCGAGGCTCTGGTCTTTGGCTGACACACGGCCATAGCCATACCTCACTCGCCATCACCACCTGACCCCAACAGAGCGTCCAGGTCATACTTCGGGTCTTCCTTCTGGTCAATCACGATCTGGTCAGCTCTGCGGACACCGGGCTTCCGCTCCTGAATGACCACTTCATAGCCGAGGGCGGAGAGCATTTCCACGGCACTGTTGAAGGACAGGTTGTTGCTTCTCAGCCGGGAGCTGATTTCATTGCCCCGCTCCTTCCCGAGAGCCTTTGCCATGGTGGTCAGAGAAACATTTTTGGTTTTCATCAAATCTCGAATAGCCTTGTTGATATACATGGTAATCACCTCTTGATGACACTATACACTGAATTTATTTTGTTGTCAATAGGAAGTTGAAAATATTTTGTTACTGAATATCTTTTGTAACTGAATTGGTTTAACACTGAATATAGTTTGTTAGGAATAAAGCCTTTTTATTTTTGTGGGAATTTTCGCCACTCACCCCGGCCCGGTGGCGGTGGATATATCCCCCGGCCCCGGTATCAGGCAACCGGCCCCGGCTGCACTCTGAAAAGCACAAAAGAGCCGCCCCGGAATGAACCAGGGCGGCAACTTCATTTATTTAATTTCATCAATTCAATGATTATTTGAACCGGTAAAAGCAAGATCAGCAGAAGAATATACACGATTACACCGCCTTATATTGTGGTACTCTGATAAATTCATCAAATGCCCACATAACAATATCAGACGGCGCACAACCGGCCACGGCTGCAAGCTCTTTCTTTATACCCTCTTCCGTATCGGCTACAATATAGCAGCTATACCCGTTTACCTCTTCCGGCCCTTCCGGGGTATTCTCTTCATCGTGTATAATCCACTCTGAACCAGTGTTAAAATACATTGTTTCAAAAGCGGCCAACGCTTCCCGGCTCCAATCGTCCACGGGGTAAAAAATTTCGTTCCAATCACTTTGGCAACAACCCCGGATAATTCGCCAATCCCATTTACGGCCCGTAACAACGGAAAGAACCTTGCATAAAATATTGTTCTCTTCCCGGCTTCCGGCTTCCTTATAGGCGTTTACAAGCTCTTTCAGGGCGTGAATATCACGGGTACTATATCGGGCCTTGTCAGGCTCCAAAAGGTCATTTATCGCTTGTGTAGCGTTCTTGTAAAAGCTGCTATAATAACCGCCGTTCTTTATATCGTCCAGGGCTTCGGCCAATTCCCCATTTTCCAGGGCATTATATACCCGGTCAAAAAGGGGGCTCGTGCGGCTAATATAATCCCGGTTGCCGGTCACATTGATATAATCCGGCCCCATTCCTTCATCATCAAATAACAGACTGTCCTGATATTCAGGCGGTATCTGTTTACAATAGATCATGATTGAACCCCCTTATAAAATCCCGTTTTCCCGAAACTCACGCAAATGGCCATATTTTCGGCCTAACCGGGAAAACATATCTTGAAAAACTGCCAATTCGGAATAACTGTAATTGTGATTGCAAAAATCCGCTTGCCAATCAATAGCGAACTGCTTAACCTCTTCTTTGTTCTTCTGGTATCTTGTCATAACTGCACCGCCTCCAATTCAAAACGGGCCGTTTCCAGGGCGGCAGCGTGTAGCCCTTTCGGGGTATCTGCAATATAAGAAAACATTTCAACCGGCAGAAGATCACAACCAACCGCCATATATAAAGCCCGTTCCGTTGACCGGGTATAAACCCGGCATTTTTCGCAATGGTGACAATCTCCGCCGCATTTCTCCAACCGCCTTAAAGCGGTTTTTAACTTGCGCTCTTCCGTTTTGGTCATATCGTCCACCGCCTTAAAACAACCGAAACAGATTAGAAGAACGGGCCAAAATAACACCATATTCGCCAGTTACTTTATCCCAAATCAAGCCGCCATTCATGCCATAAATACCCCGGCTAACTCCGATTTTTTCATACCATTTAGGCAGCGTGTCAGGGTCAACCGTTGTTAAATCACGGGCCAAACCTAACCGGGCATATTCTTTTAACTGTTTTCTTGTGTATTGCTTCATCTTCCCGCCGCCCCCTTTACTAATTCTTGATAAATCAAATGAGTCAAGAGCCGTTCCGCCTGTTCTTCGGTATATTGCGCCCGTTCCCGTTCCGACTGTTGCAAAATGTCCCCCAAATCAGCCACGGCGGAGCGGTTATAATAATAGCAAGTATCAAGGATAGACGGTAAACCCTGGCACCAGTCAATAAAAACTTGTTCGTTCGTGTACCCTTTCCGGCTCTGGTATTCCGGGGAATATGCCTTTTCCTTCGCATGGACAGACAGAATAAACCGGGCTACATTGGGAAAACTACAAGGGCCGGTAAAATCATACCCGCAAGGGTCAAAATGATCTAAAATATATTGCCTGATTGCAAGCCGGGCTTCTTTGTTTGTTGTTTTCAGTGACATATTAAACCGCCTTTCTTTCCCTATGCTTTACCAACCGAACCGCAAACCGGCCACAAGAATTTTCCCGGTATTCCTTCAAACGCTTTACCGCTTCGGCCCTGGTATATTCGCAATCTTCGACTTCCCACCCGTAACCGTAATTTGTTTCAATGTCCCACCGGTCAACAGTTTTTCTGACATACGTCATAATTAAATCCCCTTTCTAAAATGTCCGTTGCCCACTGAATTTCTTTTGTGCTTTTAATATACACTGAATATTTTCAGTTGTCAATGGGAAAACACAAAAAATTTTCAGTGTTTTCTATACTTTATAAAAGAGTAAAGAAAAGTACACTTTTTCAGACAACCGGCCCCGGCTGCACCAGATCAACCAGGGCGGGAACGGCCCCGGCTCCGGCCAGGGCGAAAAAGAGCCGCCGATCTCCCAGGAAGAGAGGTCGGCGGCTTCCGCATAGTCGCAGAGGTGGCCTGGATAGTCGTGAACCATAGTCGCAGACCTTCGAGCGGGATAGTCGCAAAGTCGTGAACCATAGTCGTGAACCAGGTCACTCGTCTGTGTCATAGTCGCTGGCAGTCGCTTCCAAATACTTCTGTTGAAGCTCTTCCGGGGGAGTCGCTTCGCCAAGCTGGTTGTTCGGGGTCAGCACCACTTCTTGCTTGTCCTGATAGCCCATATTGTTCTTCATCAGGAAGATACCAGCCACGGGATTGATCTTCCCGTTCTGCATATAGTTTTCCATCTGAGCGTTCAAATTTTGATACGCCTTTTTTATGAGGTTACGGCTTTCCGTGGGTAATGTCTTACTATCTACACCATTAGCCCATGCCCAAATAGTCTTTCTATCCACTCCAAAAGCACAAGCGAGGCCAGCGACACTCGGCTTCATATCATCCTCAATACAAATACCGAAATACTGCTCAATCCTCTCTGCAACCTGTTCAGGCTCTCTCATATCCACTTCCGGCCAGTTCCACATTCTCATTGTGTGTTGCAGATACTTCCGATTGTCACCCGGCTTAGTTTGCACACTCATTGCCGTAGTCCGGTCAGGACGCTTATTCCCACCCGTCCCCTTCGGACGGCCACGGCCCCGAGCGGGAGTCGGTAAATCTACCACTTTATCACTCATAGTCGTTCTCCTTCCACAAATTATTTTCAGTCGGCCTTTAGTGAGTTTAGTGACCCATTTTCGATTTTTGCTATAAATCTCTCTATATATCACTCTCTATGGAGGGTTTATACAGAAAAATATAGAAATAGCGGTCAAAAATGCCCTTAAAGCCTTGCGCCACAAGGGTTTCCGGTAGTGGCCGATTATTCACCAAAAAAGTCACTAAAACGCACCAAAGGCCAAAAGTCGCAAATATATTCAGTAGGCCACTAAATATATTCCTCTCATGCCGGGAACAAAACCACGGTTTTCGCTCCATCCTTTTGAAGCCACTCAAAATAGGCGATTTTGTCTACCCGGCACCCTTCTTCAAACGGGTTATCAGTATTGCAAATGACCATTTCCACAGAAGCATCTTCGGGGATATTGGCTAACTTTGCTTTCAGTTCTTTCACGGTCATGCTTCTTCCTCACTCTCATGCTCAGGAGGGGTATCGTCACCCTGCATAGAAGCTCGTATAAAAGCCTGGGTCAAGATCATGGCTTCTCCGGGAGTTGCACCGGCCTGAATGGTGGCTCGGTAGAAGAGAATGCCGGTTTCAGCCAGAACACCGATTGCCTTATACAGCTCCTTGAACTTGTCATTGTTACTCATTACGGCCATCTCCTTTCTCGTACCGGAGAGAAATCATTTTCTCTCTGGTCAGCTTATCTACTACTCTCCCAATCTCAAAGTAGCCGGACATAGCCGCCAGTCGTTCCAGATTTTTTGCGGTCTGTGCTGTGACCAAGATGGACATACGGCGCATATTTTTCTTATTCATAAAACTCATCCTTCCTGGGAGTTTTTCAAGCAAAAGTCGTAGAAAGCAACTAAATGGTCAGCAGCCTCTTTCATTTCCTCATAGGAGGCAATGTAGGTCTTGCACGATGTTCTATCAAGAGCCGCAATAATTTTACCTATTTTCTGGAAAAGGAGAACTCTCTCATTTTCAGTGTTCATTTCAGGAACCGGAAAGAGAAAAGCCGTTTCTTTTGTGTAAAACTCCGTACCGTCTTCGCATATCACTTTGGTTTTCTTGGGTGTAACACGCTTAATGGTATAGGGTTTATACAAGGTCAATCCCGTATAAACATTCCACCCATAGGTGATATTTCTCGGAATACACACTTGCATACCGGGTTTAAGATCATTGATGGGAATAGAAAGTTCAAACTCATTTCTCTTGTAATAGGCCATAAAATTACACTGTTCCCTTCATACGAATGTCCCGGTAGGTAGGATAGCCAGAGTAGACAGTCTTGCCCCCATGCCATTCCGGGTGAACTTCCATGTCGGCATTAAACCGCTTTGCGCTACACACAAAATAGCCGTTGGACTTACACCAAATCTTGTAAGCGTCATAGAGCGTCTTAGCTCTGGTGTAGGCACCTCCGGCCTTTTCACACCTTTCTTCTAAGAACTGCAATACCAAGTCATTGTCTTTCTCATACTGCTTGACTACCTGACGCATGGCCGGGGATATTTTCAGGCCGAACCGCTTATATTTGAAGTAGCCCTCCAAGAGCCAAGTGAAAATGCCACGCATGGCCTCCTGGGTCTGAAATTCACTTTTGAGGTTTTTATCCTGCTCGTCTTCGGTGAAGTGACGGTTGAACTCCACCACTCGCACACGGTCAGAGGCAAACAGGCTCTTGTCATTGACAGAGGGAAGGTCGTTACAGGACAGCCAGAGGGTGAATTGGGGGAGGAAAGTCGTGGTAGCTTCGTAGAGGTTCCGAGCCTTGATCTCTTCTCCACCGGTGAGCTGCTTGATAGTTTCTTCGTCCAGCTTGCCATACTGGTTGCTCTCCGCCATGGTCACAAACCTCTTACCTTTAAGGGAAGCCAGCATGGGGTTCGCTGCCTCTGCGTTCTTTGACCGGTCAGACTTGCAGATAATGGACACAGGGGACACAGAAGCGTAGTCGCCCAGGAGATGATGAATGGCACTCAGCATGGTAGATTTTCCGTTGCGAGTGGTCTTGCCGTGAAGGATGAACATACACTCTTCATTCGCCATACCGAGCATTGAATAGCCCAGGGCCTTTTGCAGATATTCAGCCTTGTCCGGGTCATTGCAAGTGACCTCTGTAATAAACCTCTCCCACCGCTCACAGCGGGAGTCCTGCAAGGTATAGTCGAAATTGGTCTGCATCGTCAGGAAGTCCCGCCAATCATGCTCACGGAACTCCATCTTCTCCATGTCGTAGGTTCCGTTCAGGCAGTTAATGAGAAAGGGATTTGCGTCAAACTCTTCTGCCGTAATCGGCATGACGCTGGCAGCGTCCTTCATGAGCCGGTCACGGAAACGCCGGTCGCCCATTTTTACGATAAACTTCATATACTCCCTGCGGCGATCTTCGTTGTCAATCTCTCCGCAGTAGAGAGCCATAAGGCGGCAAAATTCCTTGATTTTCTCAGCCACCAACAGGGAGCCAATATCCTTCCTCCATGCTCCCTTAGAATAGGTGTACCAGCACTTTGCTTCTGGGCAAAAGCGGGTATCATTCTGGTAGCACTCGGAAAACAGCTCTGCCATACCAAACTCGTCCCAGGAATAGCCGGTGCCGCTGATCTGGTGGCTCCGCTCCGGCTTGGCCTCTTTGATGTAAAACATCTTTCGGGACAGGTCTTTATCCATGATGTACCGGCCATTGGAGAGCTGAAAAAGTTCCTGCTCTTCCGTGGTCATAATTTCATCGGCCATTTCTCGTCACCTTCCTCATTGCCTTTGCTATTACCAGCACCGAACAAGCCTGAGCGTCTTCATCCCACCACGCACACCTCTCTTGACAACAATGCAGAACTTCGTCCGTGGAAGCATTGAGAGGGCAATACTGCTTATTCTCCATCTGTTACACCCCCCCATAGAAGAAAGCGTTTCTCAGGGCTGTGTCGATATGGGACATGATCTGAGGCGGGAGGGTACAGACATATTTCCAGTCTTCGGTAATGTCGATGACCCGTACCTGTTCACACTCGACCATGCTTTGCTCCAAGTTCTCCCACACAAAAGCAACATGAGTGGGCATTTCCAGCCGCTTCATCTTTGTGGTCAGAGGGACTACAATGCTGGTGGGAGAGAACTGGTTCCCCATGTTATTTTGAACGATGACCCAGGGCCGCTTGCCTCCCTGCACATGGCCGGAGGCTGGGATAGGTACATCTATAATGACAACATCTCCACGCTGATAAGGTTTCATAAATTACCTCCTATATCTGGTAACTGAATTTACAATGGTTTCAATCTCCGAACGGGGAAGAGGCGGCTTGCAAGCCTGAGTGTTGGCATACAGCAGCTCTTTGTAAATCTCCGCTTTGGAATATCCCTGATTGTGCATCTGACCGGCCAGAGAAGTCAGACTCAGGTTCCGGCTCCCGGTAGTGATTGCGGGATATTCTGGTTTTAGAGAGATTTTCCCCGGCTCTGGCTTTCGGTAGATTGGGGAATAAATGCGTTGTGGAGCGGAGGAACCGGCACCTTCTTTCGGAACATCAGGAAAATACTTGGAAACGATATAATCAATCGCTTCTTGATTTTCAATGATTTCCGAATAAATAATGACTTTTCCGGTCATAATGAAGTACCGTCCACTCCGATAAATCTCCACCCCGGCTCGGTTGTTACGACCTTTGAAGGGGAGAGAGCCTTTCAGCAGAATGTGTACCCCTCTTCCGCTGCGGCTCTTCTCCGTATAAGAACCGCAATGGCTGATAATGTCAGAGGCCAACGGGTTCAATAGTCCTTCTGAAAAACCGTCATCAATGTCAATCCCGATTAGTCCATCGTCATTGAACACATATCCGATGCCGTCATAGATGCCGTTCGCCACATTCAGCACAGCACAATCAAAAGTTCCCCAGGTATCGGGCAGCACAGAAGAGGCAGCTTTTTTCTGGCCGGTCTGCATGGGAACCTTGCTGCTATTCCAGACATTGACCCATTGGGTCTTTTCTTTCAATTCAGAGGGTATTTTTTCATACATGACGGCACCTCTTGGTCATTCAGGTTTCATAAGGGGAAGGGAGCGACCAATCCCATGTTTCTCCGCCTTTGTAGGCATTTCTAAAATAATTGTGTTTGCCATCTCCGCTGAACCAGAGATAGTCAGAAGGTAGAACCCGACCCGTATCGGTTTCTCCATCTTTTTCCGCATACCATCGGGTAAGAACATCTTCACACAGGGCTTTAATTTCATCATCAATCGGGTTATCTGCATCATACCCGATGAATTGATAAGGAGCGGTAACTACCGTAGTGATTGAACCATATCCCTGATCGACACGGTTGAGCGCACACCACACACAAGCGGCCTTTTCTGTATCAGACGGTACACCCCTGGCTTCTCCCCATACCATCTTCGCCAGCACATCAACCTCTTCCTCACTCCAAAGAGGAACAGCGGGTACGGGTTCCGGTGTAGTGACTTCAAGCGTAGGAAGCTCAGTGGGTTCAATGATTTCTGTTTCCGGCTTGGCGGAACAGGAAGATAGGAGAACCAATGACAGCAGCAGTACCGGAAACAGCTTACTCATTGGCGGTTTTCCTTTTCTTCGGAGAGGTCTTGGTGGCGAAGAAATACTTGTTATCCACGCAGACCGGATAGCCGGGAAAACTATTGCTGGCTCTCTTGGCTCCCTCGCTGTAAATCTTTTCCGCAGTTTCAAGCGGCATTTCGCCGGTAACATGATCTGCACCGGCGACCATGATATACGGGACTTTCCCATTATTGTTCACGAATGTCATGAATACTTCCCCTTTCTCTGTTCCATGCCTCCACATCGACACCAATCTTTTTCAGTTCTTCTTTGCAGAGCCATGTGTAATCGTCCGGCATTTCGTAATGTTGAATAAGCCGGTCATGTTCTGCGGCAAAGGCTTCATAAAAGCGTCTGAGTCGCTTAGGGCCAAAGCCCAGATGAACCGCAAGGGTATAGAGAACCATTGCGTCAATGTCATCGGTATAGCGTTTGTCCGCTTCGATGATTTGCCGGTTGATCTCCATTTCCATGGCCTTTTTCTCTGCGGCGGTGAAGACTGCTCCGTAAACCTTTCCTCCGGCCTTTTTCACAATCATGGTTCACACCTCGAAGTCTTCAAAGAAAGCCGGGTATCGGGTCTGCATCTCAGTCAGGAGCATCTTTGCGACCTCTCGCATATCCGGGTGTGCGGCAGGAGCGGTACGGAGCCGAAGGAAGTGCCTCCATTCCCGCATATTGGCCGTCATGACCACCTCGGTCTTCGTGCTGTTGGGAAGAACAGACCGGGCCTCTTGTGGAGTACAGCCGAAGTCCAGCATATTGAAATAGGCTTCTTCTGCTTGGGAACAAGCCCAAAACCAGTGTCGGTAAGCTGTACCGTCTTTATCAAGGGAGCAAGGCTTGATTACCGTAATTTCAGAACCAAAGTCTTCTTTGCCGTAATTGCAATAGCGGGTACTTTCCTGGCAGTAGGAGGCCAGTCGGTGCCGGACAATCTCATGGCTCACACCTCTATCACAGGTAAAGCGAACACTCACGCTGCCATGCTCGATGACAGCCTCATGACCTCGCTTCAAGATGTTCCTGACAAACTTTTCTGCGCTGTCCCCGGTAATCTTGCTCTCGGACTTATAGCAAGTGCGTCCGGCCAGCTCAATCAGAGAGAGAGAAGGTAAGAATAGGCAGGAGGATTGATAAGCTCCACTTTAGGTTCAATGATCTTCATGCTCAGACTCCTTCCACATGGCTTGCCAACATATCCGCTTGGTGCGTCCACAGCACATTAGGATAGAGGTTGACGGCTCTGGTGTAATCGTTCCACTCGGACTTGTCGGTAAAGGCTCCCATGTGATACCTGATACACAGAACCTCTTCCTCAGTCAGCTTGTAGAACTGGCTTAGGAGCATGACCGACTTATCTCCGTGACCTTTGAGAAGTGTGTTGGGATTATGCTCCCAAGAGAGTTCATCGAAAATGGACTGTTTCTCCCCACCGATATAAATTGTGTCTTTGACAGGATGACGGTACAGGTCGATTTTGCAGAGGTCGTGGAAGATACCCACCAGATAGGGAGAACGGCAGTCCTTCCATTTCAATTCCAATCTCTCAGTCAGGCCGACCAAGTGTTTTGCTACGGATAGAGAATGGTCAAACAAGCCACCCTCATAGTTACCGTGGTACTTAGTCGAAGCGGGAGCGGTGAAAAAACCATTGATGGTGAGATAGTCCAAAACATCAACCGTAGCCAGAGGGCTTCCGTCCGGCAGACGCATGAAGTGTAAGAACTCAGACCGGCGATCTCGGTTAATCATGACAGGCACCTCCCTCATACTCAGGCCGGTGGACGCTTCTCTCACAGTCAAAGCCCTCCGGGTATCTCTTCCGCAGCTTATCGACATTGAAGGCCAGAATATCATCCAAATTTTTCCCGATTGCGGAGGCTGTGACCGCCAAATACCATGCTACATCACCAAGCTCTTCGGCAATGTGTTCTGTATCGAGCTTATGACCTTGGAAGGTCGCTTTCTTGATAATGTCAGCTACTTCACCAGCTTCGCCGCATAATCCGAGTGCGCCGTTTATAATCATGCTGTATTCGGAATAGTTCATGTTAGCCGTTCTCAGAGCGGCCTTTTGATACTCATTTCCCGTCATGGTTAGCAACCTCCATTTCCAGCACCGTCATAATGGCATAATTGGCAAGGTCAATCAGGGTGTCCCGAATGGACTCGTCATTTACCTTCTGTTCCTCGTTCCGGGAAAGAGTCTTAAACCGGTTAAACTTATCGCCCAACCTGATACGGGCCATTGCCATGCCCTCTTCAACAAAGGTCTGGTGGAAGCTATCACCGTAATCATGGTTCTTCCGGGCATAGAGATCGTTGATTTCCTCACAGATTTCCCGGTGCATTTGAACCTTTGTCTTTGTTGTGGTCAAAGTATCTTATCCTCACTTTCCACATATTTTTCAACAAACCATTGGCGAGGGAGAGCGGAAATTTAGCCGCCCTCCCTCGTCCATAATCAGCCAAGAAGGGCCATCAGGTCACTCTTAGATTTAGGGGCCGCAGTAGCCGCCTGAGCGGACGCAGGAGCGGTTTTGGGAGCCTGGGTGGGTGAGGGTGCCGCCTGTTCATCCCACCCGTCAGAGGGCCGCTTATCGGCCAACCGAGCGAAGGTAATGGTCTTGTCCGGCTTGTTCTTGTTCGGTTGAACATCATGCTCAATATCACACTCGATGAAGTGACCCACAAGGTCTTCATGGTCGATTTCGGTAAGCTCGAAATCCTGCAAGGCGGTCTTCGCAAAATAGCTGAACGCATTAAGCGCACCTTCGTTCGGAGAGCCGTCAGTTTTCAGCAGGGAAAATCGTTCGATGTGCTTGGCTCCACTTTGTGTCTGCATGGTAATTTCCAGCTTGCCAAAGGCTTCCTTATAGCTGACCCCGGTAATTTTGAAGACATGGGTTCCTTCCGGGATAAGGGAAAACCCATCACTCAAACCAATTTTAGCCATCTTGTTTGTCCTCCTTAGACTTCATCATTGACGGGAAAGATGATGCCCACAAGTTCCTCGTCATCTCCGGGTAATTCCGGGAAACTCTTTACCAGCAGGGCTTTTGCGACATTGGAATTGGTGTCAATGTCGTAGGCATAAAGGATTTCACAGGTGTCTTTCCGCTCAATCAACTTCCAGTCATCGTTGCTGATCTTGATAGAAATGTCACCAGCCTGGGTCTTATAGACTCGAATACAATCTTTGATGCCACCATCGGGATAGAGCATGATTGCCTCAGACAGAACCGCATAGTCTGTATGACCAATCTGGTCAATCATCTTGTCAATGGCCTGGGGCATATCCTGAATAGCCGCAGCGGTCACGCTTTTCACCGTAGTGGGAATGAGCATCATAGCCGTGGGAGAGGCCAGCCAACGGTCAGCAAAGGGCAGGTCTTCAATCCCTCTCTTATAGATCACTCCGCTGGAAGCCAGAGATTTTACAAAATTCTTAAACTTCATCGGTCATCCCTCCTTAATCGCTTTCAGCAGCAACCGGTAGCTGTCCTCGGTGGTACTGTACTTACCCAAAACCCCGTCCGCTTTCATAGCGTCCTTATTGATTTTGGTAGTGGTACTCTTGCTGACTTCCCAGGTATAAGCAGTACCGGTGATAGACACCTTTTTGTCCCCCTCACGGAACTGCTGGATAGCCGCCTTTTTAATCATCTCGGTCAGGGTCTTGTACCGTTTCTCGTCATCGGCAACCTCGGAGGCATGAGCATCCAGCTTGGCTTTCAGCTCTTCGGCCTCCTTCACCAGAGCCGCCATGTCGGTTTCCGGGGAGAGGTTGTTGGTACGGAGGACAGCGAGAATTTCAGCGTCCTTCTTCTCGTCATAGGCCGGAGAGAGGCCGGTTTCCACATGGTTTTTCCACCACTTCAAGGCGGGTTTCACATACCGCTTCTCAAAGTCCGGGTACCGCTCAGATACCTTGAAAGGCCGGGTGATCGTGTTGGAGGGGCTGCACACGAAGTTCTCAGGATGTTCGTAGTCCCCGGGTTCCAGGAAGGAGGCCACCATGATTACATCGTCCACGCCCAGGAGGAACGCATAGAGGGCCGCTTGCAGAGCGTAATACTCAGGAATGTCCTCAGCCCAATCCTCAACCCGCTTGGAGGTCTTCATTTCCAAAACGGTCACGGGCTTGCCGTCCTTGCCATGCAGAAGGTAGTCCCACATACCGCCGAGTACCGGCGTGTCGGAGAAGAAGTCACCGAAGGTCTTCTGGAAGTAGTTCTCCCCGTAAATGTCGGTCGGGGTGACCAGATTGGTCATGAAGTAGGTGTTCTTCATGTACTCAGCCTGTTTCGGCTCAATGGTCTTACCGGCAATGGTGTAGATCGTGTCCTCAAAGGGCTTCTGGTAGGTGCGGGTGATCTCACACCAGACCTCAAAGGGAGTAGACCAGGGGTTGAGGCCGAGGATGGTAGCGAACCGGGTAGCGGTCAGCTTCTTGGGCCGCTTCGGGGGAACAATCTGAATTTTGTTGTCAACCCATTCCATCATCAACCCTCCTGCGTTTCATACGCTGCCAGCATCTCCCGGACACCGGAAATGAGCTGGTCACACACATCGGCGGTGATCTTGGTGAAGCCCTCGGTCTTCACGGCCACATTCTGGACAAAGCTCTCCTGCTCCGCATCCAGCTCCATGAGCTTTTTCAGCTCCGCTTTCAGCGTGGCGACCTGTTCCTCACTGGCGGCACCCTCCGGGGCGGAAGTCAGCTCGGTCTTGATCTCCTTGCGCTGCTCAGGGGTCACAGGGGCCTTTCTGGTGGGCTTGGGAGTCGGGGGAGGGGTGGGAGTGTCCTCACCGACCCCGGAAGTGTTGTCGATGCTGTCGGCCTCGATAATGTCAAGGACGAGCTGCCACAGGTACCGGCGCATATAGGTGAGGGAGCTGCCCAGGGCTTGCATCTCGTTCGTCACCACCTTGCCGCTGTTGGACACGATGGGAGCGATCTGGGTGAAGGGGGCCTCGAAGGTCATAGGCTCTTCGTCCCGGTCATCACAGTTGAAGACCTTGGCAACAGCGTACTCCTTGCCGAAGGTGGGAACCATCAACAGGCCCACTTCGGTGAAGATAGCCTCGGCCACGGGAACAATGTCGGCCAGCTCGAAGTACATGAACTCCAAGTGGATGTTCTTGCCGGTCTTCTTCACTCCGGCTTGCAGGAACTTCAACCGGGCAATCTGCAACTTCCGGCAGATGTTCATGCCGCTGTAATCAACGGCGGGGGCGGGGGTCTTTTCAGTTTTCACTGGCATAGCAATAATCTCCTTTTTGTTTAGAATTTCTGGATAGAGTTCTCGGCAAGATTTTCCGTCTTTGCGTGGAACATAATCCTCAAATGAAACCGCTCTGTTTAGAAACAGTGAATTGCTCCATCTGGCAAGGTCTGTTAGAAAACGATCATGGGTGCCTTTCTGATAAATCATCACATAAGGCTGATATCCAAGTTCAGTCAGAGAGCGTACCCGATACCAGTCCTCTTCGTGAGAAGTATCATAATTCGTCAAAACATAACACCGTATATTTCTGTCTGAACCACGGTAATGTTTCTTAAAGCACTCCAATCCTCGAATGATCGCCTTTTCGTTTTTCATAAAGTCAAAAGCGAAATGAATTGTTTTGATTTTGACTTGATTGATGAGTCTGGCAATGTCATCAGTGATAAATCGGGCGTCAATTCCCTGGGTGAAATCAACACTGGCACCGCTTTCAATTAGCTCGTTTAGAAGCGTTTCTCTGTTTCGGCAAGCTAACAAATTCGGGTCGAGAAGTTTGATTTCCCGCTGCCCGTTCCAAAACTCACTTAAATCTGCTACCTGAATACTTTGGCTTCCTTCTTTTGGGCATACAATGCAGAACGAACAGTCATTACAACAGCCACGGGTTAAAAAACCATAAGCCGTATTTTGATATTGCGGAAACAAAGAGTAATCGGGATAGCGGTGTTCAATTTCAACTGGCAAATTCTCGTGCAATTCACGGTGAAATACTTCTTTGCCACCTTCCACTTTTATCGCATATCCTGTCCCCCCCCCGTATTACTTCATCTGCATGGAACATAGGAGGAGATTGAGGGATTTTGCTTAAAAGAGGCAAATTGAACACTTTGCTCAAATAAACTTTGTCATAATGTTCACCTTCTTTTATCAATTCAACGCTATCCCCCTGTTCTTTGTGATAGGAAGATAATTTCATAAGAGGGAGATTAGGAAAGTTGATGGAGTCAGACCACATTCCTATTTTCAAAAATCGCTTCACCTCTTCTACTGGATTTATTTTTCAATACCATTGGAGAGCATTTCCAGAAAATCACCCCTCCAACAGAGCTGTCAGCTCTCTCTTAACCTTGTTCACTCGCCTGGTGTTCCGCTTCGGCGGCTTTATCCCGAGAAAATCTCGGACATATCGCTTTGCCAGCCGGATATACCAGTCACGGTCAACGACTTCGATGGAAAGGCGGTTGTCGTTGTCCACCACACATCTTGACGGCAACCCGGCAATCTTCACGGGGTTACCGGTTGAGAGGTGCATCTTGTAGAGCGTCCCCATGCGGTGATCGTCAGTGGCATAGACACGGTTGACCTTCTGCACCACCTGTAACTCTCCGTCAACCTCATGGAGAGCGTCACCATACTTACTCCCGGCCTTGGCAATCAGTTGGAAGTCCAGCAGCTTGTCGCACCCCATAATGGTCTGTTCCACGGGAACCCCGTAGGCGAGGCAGTCTTTGACTGCCCTGGCGACCACACAGGTGTTGTTGTTGACATTGAACGCTCCTGCCGGGGCAATCCCTCTAACCAGAACCCCACCTTTGATTTTGGGGTCACCTTCAAAGGGAACCTCGACATAATTGTTCACATCTTTCTGGCAGATCATCTTTATCAGGTCTTCTTCCAGCTCAAAGCCGGTGCGCTGCTCCCACTCACCGGTGATCTCCTGATACCGGGGAACATCGGTATCATCCAGACTGACCATGATACCATCGGTGTTGAGCTGGATGATTTTCAGTGTGGGGCAATCCTGAATGAGATGGACGGCCATTTCGAGAAGCTGCAACTGGCCGGAAATGCAGACCGACCGGCCCATGAGAGGGTCATAGAGGTCATTGTACTTGTTCAGCATGGCACCGTAGGTGGTGTTCAGCACCAGCTTTAAGGCATTGGCCGTAGCCTTGTCCCCGGCCTTTTTCGCCTTGACCCGCCGCTCAATGGTGGCAGCGTACACATCCGGGGAAGGAATATTGCGGCTACAATACCCGTTCAAGATCATCTGGTGAGGATAGTAGCTGGCAACATCCTTATTGCGAATGGTGCGGGTTTCCGTAGCTTCCTCCCGGTAACAGGGAATGGCACCGTGAATACCGCCATAGGCGATTGTGCAAGGGCAGTCACCAACCATGATTTCCAGCTTCTCCTTGAACACCACCTCGCTCGGGATGCTCATGTCTTTCAGCCGGTCAAAGAAATCAAATACCTCCTGGGGGATATACTGCCGTAGCAACGTGTCCGGGTATTTGTATTCCCTCTCGTCAAAGTGGGGTTTCTGCTCCGCATCAAGATAGGCAGCGGTCAGCTTGGCATTGGTCATGTAGAGAGCCTTGGCCGGGTAGATGCCCTTCTCTTTGCCCAGGGTCAATTTGCTGGACAGGTAGCCTTGTCGAAGGTCATCCAACTTATCGGTTGCGTCCACATCATGCTTGCAGTAGAAGATGACCTCTTCCAGCTCTTCGGGAGTCAATGGTCTATCAAGATTGAAAGATACAGTAGTTTCCCGAATATCCATACCCAGGTGAGCTTCTATTGCTTTCAGGGACAATCCCATCTGGCAATCGTCCATGAGGTCGTATTGGTCAAAGTATATCCGGCTCTCTCGAAGATCATGGTGTTCCCATCCCTCATGCCCCTGGACGATGATGAAATCATTGACCACTTTCACCTCTTCCGGCGTATAGTCTGCCAAAACAGCTTTCAGAATGAATTGGTCATAGTGCTTGTTATTGAACCCAGCCAAAAGTGGCTCCTGTTCCATGAACTGTTTGACTGCTTCGTTGTCGTTGTGAATTACGGTGTACTCTCCGGTGGCCTTGTGTTTGAACACGAAAAGCCAATCAAAGGCAAACACCTCACAGTCAAAGATAAAAAGATTATCCACTCATATCGCCTCCCCACTGTTGGGCCATTGCTTGTGCAACACCCAGAAATGTTTTTGAACGAGTTTTTGGGTCACGCTCATTCCTACCCTGAAATCTCCGGTAATTCCCATGAGCGTCTTTACAACCTCCATTAACATACGGGGTAACTCCTTCCCGAATAATATCGGTAGGGGTAAGGGGGGGAGGTTTTTAAGCCACAGGCAAGTCCGCTTTGTGTAAGGGTGTCCGAACCACCACGGCTGTATCGCTTGGGTATATTGCGGCAACTGGTGGATTTTTCCGGGTGTGGGGTTCTCAACACAAATTTTCTGGCAATCTGCTTCCAGAAACTTCATGAAAAACGCTTTGGCTTCAACGGCTTTCGCCATTCGCTCTTTATTGATTTCCCCTTTTATTCGCAATCGGACAGAACCCGCATTGGTCAGGTAGGTGCATGGAGGAAAAGCAATCAGCAAATCCCATGTTCCAACAATGGCGTGAAGATCACCGTCCATCGTAATAAACGGCTTATTGCCATTGATAAGAGGAAGAACATCTCCTTTGATGTGCCATTCCGGGTGCCCACCGGAACACTCTTGTGTATCGCAAGAATAGGCTTCGTGCCCCAATTTCCGAAAGGCGATACATACCGCTTGACTCTCTTCACAGGCTACAAGGACTTTCATTTTACCTTGGCTCCCCGGATAATATAGATACACTTATCAACTCGGTAAGCATCATACCCCTTCGGGTGCTGCTCATTGTACTTGCGCTTATGACCCGAAATGGTTGCCAGCTTGTTCTTCGCCTCTTCCTTGGTGTCATACTCAAAGCACATATTCTTTGCGTTACCACTGGTTAGAAAATCTTCAATGGCCTTGACTTCTTCGCTCTTGGCAAATCCCCTTCTGTCGGGAGCCTGAACATTGTAGGTGATTTTCAATCTATTCACCCTCTTCTTAATTGGTTTCCGGGGCAGCTATCGTGTCGATATAACAGAGGTCTTCTGTACCCGGTATAACATCAAACAGACTGACCGTAACTGGCTCAGAGGCTTGTTTTCGCCTTTCATGTCCTACGGCAGAGCGCATTGCGGAACAGGCCACCGTGATAAACTTCAATTTCTGCAACTCAGGAAGTGCAAAATATCGCTTCACACTTAACAGATACCGGAAGATGACCACATCAAACCATTCATCAGAGTTTAAGCCCTGTTGTCTTAAATAGCGGTACACAATACTAATGTGTTCCGAAGCAAACCGGCTTTCTTCAAGTGTGAGAGGCCGTTCATAAAACTGTTTCGGGAGCCTGACTGCTCCACCCACATCACACTCACGGGTTTTCATTTGCCCCCCCCCTCATTCTAAAATTTTGCAGCCGCATTTACGGTACGAAGTGCATCGTTTTTTATAACTGCGGACAAGGTATTGAATACCGTTATCCACATAATCATAGGCAATCGGTTCTCCCTTGCCCTCAAAGGTTCTGGCAATACGACCTACGCTCTGTGCAATAATGGCGTAATCTTTTTGCGGAGTGGTAAGGTACAACCGGTCAAGCCTGGGAATGTCCAACCCCTCTTTTGCCAGGGCATAGGTTGCGAACAAATAGTGCTTCTTCCCAGCTCTCATGTCCTCTATGGCCTGTTCCCGCTTCGCCTTGCCCTTTTTGGAAGTCATTTTCCCGTCTACCATTACCGCTTGATCTCTCAAATGCTTCGGGAGATGGGCCATCAAATATTCCAGGTGGGCCAACCGGTCAGACAAAACAAGGTTGTAATGCTCGGCGTTCAGCATGAGATCACCAACAATCTGACCGTTTCTACGGAAGTCCTCAGCCAGATAATTTATCAGCTTGGCATAGATGATCGTGCCGTCCGTATCAAGGAACTCTTTACTTAGACCAATTTGAGTAGGCCGGGGAAGGACACTGACGGTCATGATTTTATCGGCTACCGCCTCGTCTGGCACCTGATAGGCGATTTTTCCCAAAAGAGCATAAGTAGCGGCAATCATGCCGTCTGCCCGATGAACCGTGGCAGAGAGGCCGTACTTATGCCGAGCGGCCAGTGAGCTTAGTACCTTGGAAAATTGTGTGACTGCGGTAGGTGTACCGGCTACCCGGTGGCACTCGTCCACAATGACACAACCCCAAGTGTCCCTGTATCGGCTTAGATCAAGATTGCACATGGTCTGTACCGTTGCGAAGGTGATACCCTTACCAATCTGGACTCTTCCCTCTGTGATTGTTCCGGTCAGGGCCGAACTCATATACTGCTCCGCTCGGCTCTTGCTCTGCAAAAGCAAGTCCCTCGTATGGGTGAGCCAGAGTGCCTTTTCTCCAATCTCGCAAGCCAGCGCAATTCCGATCTGCGTTTTACCGGAGCCAGCCGCACTCTGCAAAATCCCACGACCACTTTCTACCAGAGCGTCCTTTGCTTTTTCCTGATAATCGTAAAGGGGGATGTTGCACTGGAAGTCAACCTTGGACTGCGGAGCAAAGGTCATGGACACATCGGTGAATGGGGCCAGCCGAAGAACATCATTGAAGCAACCGTAGGGAAGCACCAGCGTGTCGCCATCCCATTGCATGAGATACAACTTCTGCGGCGTATTACCAATCCACAGGTTCATACGGGCCTTTTTGGTATAATCGGGATTTGGCAACACCAGATTTTTCTTGCACCATTCCAACAGGTCAGCGGTAGGGTTTTCAATCCTGAGCTGATTAGAAACGGTCATCCGCATTTCGACACCCACTCTTCCAGTGTAATTCCGAACTGCTTAATTTCTGACCAGTACAACGATCTCCGGGTAAGCATGGCCCTCTCCATAGTTTCAAGGGAGATAAACCATACCTCTCCGTTGGTCATTCTGAGAGCAAACCATCCTTCACCGTTTCCCGTCTGTCGCCAGAGTGTCATTGCGGAATACTGATTTTCTTCCACTCGTTCCAGTCGGAAAACATCTTTCTCACATACCTTGCAGTCAATGGGATAGGTGCGGCCATTCTTAGCGGCAATCACATCAAATGGCTGGCCTTGGCTGTTTTGCGCCATCTGGTGCGCCCAAAAGCCATACCCTGCGAGGCTGGTACAAAGCTGCCGCTCAAAAGAGGTTCCAGTCTTACGGTTCATGTTTGTCAAACCACATTCCCTCCCCACATATCTCTCAGGAGTGCGGATGCCTTAACGCAATAACGAGCGGCGTTCAAGTGAGTAGTAGAACTTCGGCTCAAGTCTAAAGCCTTATCACGGAACCGCATATATTCCTGGTATTCTTCGGATTTGCGAGAACATCTTGCCTTAATGACCTCTGCCTCCCGCATAAGTCCCTGAGCCATGCTTCGAGCATCTTCCGCCATTTTGACTTCCAGGACTTTGCGCTCCTTGAAATAATCCAAAAGCTCTCTTACTTTTTCGTCATCCCAATCAATGTCAGCAACCAAGAGCTTGAAGAGCTTCCTGGTTTTCTCCATCGTGGTTGGGAAAAATTCATCAGCAAGTAACTCGCAGCCTCCGCTATACCATGAAATTTTCACAATATAGTTCATGACTCTCCTTTCCCCGCCCCTTACGGGGCGGGATTATTTTGGATTACGGATTAAACGCAGAAGCCGAAGGACACGCCACAAGAGTAGGTGGCGTTGTAAATGTGGGCGCTCCCCGAACTGCTCACAAAGCAGAAACCGTTGGTGTAGCCGCTATGAGGCGAACGCTCCCACCGCCAATCCCGCTCACCGTTCTGCTTGCACTTTCCGTACTCGGTGTTCTCCTGGCGATACCAGCCATACCAATGCCCCTCGCCACCGTGGGAATAAATCTTTCGGCCAAAAATTTCCTGCTCGGACAGAACAAACAGAGGGTCAGAAGTCAGGCCGTACTTCTCGCTGTTTCCGCCCAAACTCGTCTTCTTCAAACAGGGCTTGATGACCTTCCGAAGATCAGCAGGAAGCATTTCGATGACGGAATTGTTCAGAACCTTGCGAAGCTGAGAATTTTGCCAGCCGCCCTTGTTGGTGTATTCAGGGTTCATCTGAAAATCATCATTGAGGGTTTCCACCGTTTCAAAGGTGATAGGCAGGATATTGTTCTCTTTATCCGTATCGTGATTGAAGTCGATGATACGGGCCGTCATAACTGTGCCATTAGACAGGGTGAATTTTTTGGTATCGCCTTGAGCAAACACCTTATCAGCCATGCCAGACTGAGCATACATAGCGATTTCAGCCCAAGAGCAATCGTCCAGCTTCATCTTCGGGAGTTCGGGAAGGGTGTAAATCCGGCCATCTGCGGGAACCTTGCAACAGGGGCAAGTAGGGGTCTTCTGCATGGTGGAAATGACTTCCTTTTGGTAAGTGATCGTCCGCTCCATGCGGTCAAACTCAGCCGCAAGCTGAGAAAATACATTCTTATCCATGTGAAAATCTCCTTTTCAATTTTCAAAATATCTGGTATAATCAGATTGAGCTTTTACGCTTGCCGTGGATGGGACTGCACTCCCGTCTGCGGCTTTTCTTTTCCTGCGTAGGATAAAACGCTCCGGCCAGTTTACAAAAGACATAAAAGAGGAATAGGGCAAAGGCCATGTGAAGCGTTCCGGTGCCAAGAGCCATCATGTCTTGCTCAACAGCGGCAACCGTTCCAAGGAGCCAGAAAAAGGAGAGAAATGCCAGGGTTCCAAATATCCGTTTCATTCATCTGTAACCTTCTTCCACACATACTCTTCTCCGGTCTTCTTTCTGTACCAGTCCTCAAACTCGGCCCTGTGTACGGGGTCAGTGAAATATTCCCGCACAATTTGAAGCAACAACAGGCTTGCGGCTTTAGCCTGGGCTTGAACTTCCGGTACAAAGGCACTCACGGCTCCCCGCATGACCCCATCCGCATCTGATACCGATGTAGAATATCAAGGGAGCGGCGAAGGATTTCGTCTGCTTTGTCCCCGGTGCGAACACCAGAGAGCGTTGCGGACATTTCGTACTTATCAGTCATCAGTCCTTCATCAGAGAGCTGCCGGATAAGCCAAGTAAAAGTCAGACTTGCACCGGCCACAAGTTCCCTGATCTGCTCACGGTAGCTCGTGCGCTCCTGCTCCGTCAGCCGGATAACAGGTACATCGGGTGTCCAATACGGACGGGGTGTAGGGTTTCCCACCATCATGCGACCTCCTTTCTTCGATTTACAACTAAAGTTATAAATAATCCTTGTCAACTAAAATCGCTTATGCTATACTGGACTTGTCACAGAACAATAAGCATTAGAGATTTCGCATTGACACAGGAGCCGAATTTCTTTCAAAGAAAGGGATTTGACCCCTCGGATTGTTGTTGCCTGTTTTATAACTTTCGTTGTTGATATGAGTATATCTCACCGAGGTAAAATTATCAATAGGGAAATCTCACTTTAATAAAATTTTTGGAGGTTTCTATGTTTTGGGAACGCTTTACAGAGGAATGTGCATTAAAGGGAGTGAAACCAAACCAAATTGCAGATGAAATTGGTGTATCATCAGGTACATTAACCAAATGGAAAAAAGGTGCTTTGCCAAATGTTGACAAATTGATAGCAGTTTCATCTTACTTTGGTGTGACTACGGATTATTTACTCGGACTATCCGAAAAGATTACTTTAAGGGAACGAATTTTCCCTGAAATTACTATGGCTTTACAGAAGAGATCGCACAATGGCGAAAATCTCAATATACCTGAGTTTGACCAAGCTCTTTTATTCTTCTTTGAAAACTGTGATGCACCCGGTCAACTTCGCATCATTCAATGTGCCATGAATGAATATGACAGAACGCAAAAAGAAAAAACAAATCCGCCGCAAGGCTCTGTTATCGGCTAAAGTAATCGACCTGTCTGAATGGAGAAAGACACTATGAAAACCATGAAATTTCCTATTGACCTCTCCATGCTAACCGAAGAGGAAATAGACCAGTTCAGACAAGACCCGTCCACACTTTTTGAAGGGGACACCGATGTATCGCTGTATCTTCGGTTCAGCTCTGAGCGGCAACGGGAACAGTCCATTGAAGGGCAGCTCCGTGATTGCCGAACCTTCTGTAAATTGAATAGCTACCGTATTACCGCCATCTATGTAGACCGGGCTACCACCGCCCGGAAAGATGTAGAGAAGCGGGTTCACTTCCAAGAGATGGTACGGGACAGTGAGAAAAAGCCCTGGGAGTATGTGGTTGTCTGGAAACTTGACCGCTTTGCTCGGAACCGAACAGACAGTGCGCTTTTCAAATTCCGGCTCAGAAAGAACGGCGTAAAGGTCATCTCTGCTACTGAGAACATTTCTGAGAAACCGGAGGGCATTATCCTTGAAGCTGTGTTGGAGGGTATGGCCGAATTTTATTCTGCCGACCTTTCGCAGAAGATCACCAGAGGCATGAGGGAGTCCGCCTTAAAGTGTCATAGTATCGGAGGCCATGTCCCCCTCGGCTATAAGATTGAAGATCACAAGCTGGTTATCAATCCGGCCACCGCTCATATCGTCCGAGAGGCTTTTGAACTCTATGCCAATGGAGAAACTGTGGCTGACATTTGCCGTATGTTTAATACAAAAGGCTACCGTACAGCCAAAGGAGTGGAGTTTAACCGGAATAGTTTCAAATCCATGTTCCGTAACAAGCGATATATCGGAGTCTATACCTACAAAGATATTGAGATGGAAGGAGGCGTTCCGGCTATCATTGACAAGGAGCTGTTTGAAACGGTAAGCCGTAGGCTCTCTAAAAACGCAGAAGCTCCGGCAAGGGGAAAGGCCAAGGTAGATTACCTCTTGGCCGGAAAACTCTTCTGCGGCCATTGCGGAGGCTCTATGAATGGAGAAAGTGGTACCAGCAAGACCGGAGCTGTCCACAACTACTACACCTGTTATACCAGGAAGCGGAAGCACGCTTGTGAAAAGAAGCCCTTGAAGAAAGAATGGATAGAGTATATCGTAGCGCAAGACGCTATGGAGTTACTGACCGATGATACCATTCAAGAGCTGGCAGACATGGCGATCTCTCAAACTGAACAGGACTTGCGAGAAAATACCCGTATTCCTGAACTTACAGAACGGATGAAGGAAACAGAGAGCGGTATTGCCAATATTACAAATGCCATTGAAAAGGGTATTGCCTCTGACGCTCTTATGAACCGACTTGTAGAGTTGGAGAAAGAAAAGAAAAATCTTTTCCGACTTTTAGCCGAAGAAGAGAAATATGTCTGTAAAATTGAGCGGAGCCAGATTGTCTACTGGCTGACCGAGTTTAAGGGAGGCCGCATCGAAGACGAGAGATACCGGCGCATTATCATTGACCTCATGGTGAACTCCGTTACCGTATGGGACGAACCTGACGGTTTCCGCATTACGACAGCATATAACTTGACCTCCTGCAAGAGTAAGACTTTCCGCATAAACCCTTCCGGCGAGAAGGGGTTCGGATTTGAGGGGTCAAAGTCCACCACAAGTCAAAAAATCCGAACATTATCATCAATGGTGATACGTTCGGATT